CAATGGATGTCTAGGTCTAGTGTTCTTTTCTTGTCTCTTGCCTACACCTTGATCAAATGTAGGAGCAACTGAATTTTCTTCACCTTGTACAAAACTAGCAGCATTGTCAGGATAACTGCTATTTCTTCCTGTATCTGCTAGAACTCCAAGTATGATGCCTTCTTGATTTTCTGTTGTAAATGCAACTATAACTTCTGTTCCAGGAGCAGGCGGGTGTGTGCTCATACCATAGCTTCTTGTGTGATCTGTGGCTTGATAGCTACCGCCATAAGGCATAGCTCGTCTACATCTAACATAATTTTTTCTATCTTCAGGGTTGCCGGTAGTGCTAGACAGTTGTTGTTGTCCTATAATTTCAACATAACAATAACCCTCATATCTATCATCTACAATTTCGATAACTTTCCCAATATACAATCCTTCAAAATTGCTGAAGCCTGAAACATTACCTTTATTTTTGTAATTGTCAGGAACTCTTTGGGCAAATGTGTTTAATCCACTTCTTCTCATGTTTTTATCCTATAAAAATATCTCGTAACCAAGGCGGTGCATTTCTTGCTCTATATGTGCCATTGTCTAGTTGTCCTCCCCAGTAGCCCGGAGCTCCTTGTCCTACACTATCAGCTATATCAATGTGGAAAGTATCATCTCCCATATATCCGTTGCCTGCTCCAATACCTGTAGCACCGTAACGTTTGGTTTGTGCTATAAAGTTTTGTATGATAGGAACATCTGCTGGATTGTCTAAACTTAGTCTTCTTCCTGTGCTATCTCTGAGTGCTACATCTGCTGCCATTCCATTATTGTGTCTGGAACTTCCTGTAAATCCTGTACTGCTATCTTGTCCGCCGCTGCGAACATCAACATTTACGCCAGCTGCGGCGCCTGCATTGGCTAGTATAGATTTAAGTTCAGGGTCAATAGGTAACTTTCTTGTTGAGGCTACACTTGATTGACTTTCTGTAACTACACCTGTGCCGTCAGCACTAGCCGGCGGAGATGTTTCATCTCCAGTTGTATCGCCGCCTGCACCAAAGTCATCTTCTGGAGGTTCTTCTGCATCCGCTTCGGCTGCAAAACGCTCAGCTTGTGTTCTTGTGTCTTGTTCTTCGATAAGTCCTGTAGTAAGAATATTATATGTTAGACCAATATTAGTGTTTGTGTCTCTGAATGCATCCAGTGTCATTGTAAATTGACCATCACTGTAACTAGCATCAACTCTAGTAACACGATACAGTCCAATTATTCCAAAGTTTTGTTCACTGATATCCATTAATCCTGATTGGTGATCAGGATACGTTGGAAAATTTAGATTTAAAAAATAGTTACAGCCGCCGCGGGTATATTGTGCTCCGTCCAGTCTCGATTCAGATCCCTTAGGTCTGCCCAACCAATAAGGATCTCCCCTAACTTGTATTTGTTGTTGAACCAAATCACTTAAACTGTTTAAGTTTAGTTCAACTGCACCCAACATTGCAGCACCTGCGGTATCTCCATCATCAGGTCCTACAGTAGCATTGCTTGTGACAGGGCCTGTGTCGAACACCGTGGGCATGTCTTCGCCTTTTTGCTCAAATGCTTTATTATTTTTTCTAACTTCACTTTGTGTTATGTATCTTCTTGCAACAGGCGGTAATCTAGATCCTTTAATATCTTGATTAAGTATTTTTTCCAACTCAGTTGCACTTATCAAAGCTAAACTTAATTCTTCTTCTTTCTTTTGTATTTGTTGATCTATTTCTGCAAGTTCTTGTTGTTGCCCGCCTGCATCACTAGCAAGTTGATATTCATCTAAATTTTCTAGTTCTTTAGTTAGTATGTTTTTTCTTACATTCAGTGCATTAAGATCACTTTTTATTTCTTGCACATCAGTTTGTAGTATAGACAACTGTTGCTGATCTTCGCTCATACCAGCAAATCCTTGTGCTCTGTTTTCTGTTTTACCATGATTAATAGCTTGAAGTTGGAAATAAGTGTTGTGTAAACTAACATCTAAATTTAAGACTTCTGTGTTTAATCCTGTGTGAGTGTAGTCAAACCGTTTGCGTAACAGTCCTTCTCTGATGATTTTTTTAAGTCTATCTTCTTGAATATTTTTGTTGAATATTAAATTTTCATAACTGATTGCATCATGTACTAATTCTTGTGTTGCAAACTTTTTGAGATTGAATGTGATGCGTTTTTGATAAGAACGAGCTACTGGATCATATCTTAGGAATTCTGTATCGTTATCAAAAACAAACCAACTGCTAAGTTCTGCAAAAGTTGGTGCCTTTGCTTCTCCGTCATCTGCATTATCTTTGTGAAAGCCTCCTTCGAATGTAGGCATTTTTCTAAAATTATCTGTTTGCATCAGAGCTACTACAATTGCTGTGTTTATACCTGTGCCTTGTTTAAAAGTAAATGTAAGTGTGCCATCACCTGTGACACTGGTGCTTTTTAGACTGGTGTCCCCACTGGCAGCAGAGGCTCCAAATTTCCAGTTGAGCCATTCTGCTGTATCGTCTACTGCACCAAATTTATATAACGTACTAAAAAGTTTACTTGGACTAAGTGCAGTACTTTCTCTTTCTTGTTCATTTACTTTTTCTTGTAGTTGCTGTAAAAATTCACCAAATGTGTTTACACTATTCACTGTGAGTTGTTGCTTGGTGTATAAGTTAAGTGTTTTATAAGCATCTTGATGTGTTTCTACTAGACTAGATGTATACTGTGTTGCACCTTCTCTGTAATCAAATGTGAGACTGGTCATAGTGGTCATGTAGTAAAAAGGACCTGCGATGTTATTAGTAGCAGTACCATTTTGATCATAACCAACGAATCGAAGTTCTAATAGGTAACATGCATGCAAGTGATTTTCTATTCTAAGTCGTCTTGCACCTTCTAATATTCTATTGAAAAGTGTGGCGCCGCCTGGTTCTACTAGATTAAACACAAACATGTTTGCTAATCCATTGCGATCTTTGGCTTTTTTAAAAGCAAGCACAAGATTCTGTTCTACACTTTGTATGTTTATTTCACTTTCAACACCACTTTCTGCAATCACCACAACATTGTTTTGTGCAATGTTAACTTCGAATTTATGTGCGTTAACAGGATGTACCATATACATGGTCCATTTGTATGTGTAGTTGTCGTATTTGTTAAGGACATTATCTTGGTATATTGATCGCATCAGTTGTTTCCTGATGATTTATATGTTCTCGGTACTTGAATCTTTGTTCCACTTTTAAAGTCCATAATAGGATCTTTGATAGTATCTCTATTATAGTGTACAAATATCCACCATAGTCTACTATTGCCATATAGGTCATATGCAAGCAGATCAGGTCTTTTATGATGCTTGGGTTGAATTACCATTGTTGTCTGATCCTGATCAAGTTCGTCTTGTACAATTACAGGTTGAAAAAGATCTAAGTATTTTCTGTTAACACTTGTATTACTATAACTGCTTGATGCTTTGTATTCAACTGCCATTAAATGAATCCTTGTTTATATCCGGACCCGTTGATAAAATTGTGTGTACTATACACACTCTTTTGTCTGTCAGGATTAATTTGTATGCTCATACCAATAAAGAAGTTCATTAATGTAGGAACTTGTGTTCCGTTAATATCTTTGAGATCTACACCACTGTCATATGTTGTACTAAAACTTTCTAATACAACAGGTATGTTGTTAAATTGTTGTTCTCCAAATGCACTAAAACGCAGTACGGGAGGAGGAGTACCTGAACTAGGATTTCTGCCTAGATCATCTAATCCAAAAAACATCTTGCTAACACTGCGTAAAAAATGTAGAGCACCAAGTGTGTACTCGCCTTCTTCTTGTGTAATACTTGCAAATTGTACTGTCATTTGTATAGTAGGACTAGGTGTATTTCTATAAGCATTAAATGTATAGTTGGTGTGTGTCATATCATAAGGACTGTAGTTTACACTTTGACTGTAAGTTATATCAGGCTGATAAGGAAACAGTATACCATTGTGTTGCCTCAGAGGACTCGCCGGTCCATTAAAGTAAAACTGATTGCGAGAACTTCTATTAGAAGCACCGCCAGGTGCAAGTGTAAGTCTCGCTCTATTTTCAGCTAGCACTGCCATTTAGTTTTCCTTTAATAAATTCGTACACTTGTTGATTAATACTTCCAAAAAATTCTCTAAACTTCATCATCTTCTGATTATCATTTAGACTATCATTTTTCATTGCGTTTCTAAAATCAGTAGCACTCATGCCACCTTCTTGAATTGGTACTTCTAGTATATATCCTGCTTGGTCGCCTGGAACCATTTCTGCTCCTGGTTCATAATCTCTGAGATAGTTACCGCCTTTTAGTCTCCCTGCGTCTTTGGCACTGAACACTAATACAATTGCGGTGTTTGCAGGGTTTTTGCCTGTTAAACTAACATCTGGTCTGTATGGACTGGTTTGTACAATTTGTTTAGCAGGTATACCAAACATGTTTTGCATAATGCCAGTTTTCTCTTCATAACTAAATGGATCCTTTTCAGGTGTTGCATTCTTGGCTATTGTAGTAGCGATAAATACGTTAGAGGAACCAAACTGTTCCACTAGATCCATATAAACTTTATGATGACCTTTGTGCATAGGCTGAAATCTACCGCCATAAAAAACAGCAATATCCGTAGCCACATCTTCTGTCAGTTGTACATATCTCATTGGATTCTCCTATATATGTATTTATAGCTGAATTAAATGCGTACTGATTGACATCTTAGTTTATTGACATTATACTATAGAAAATAAGGAACTACAATGAGGAAACAAAATTATTTAAACAACAAAGACATGCTCAAAGAGATACACAAAAGTAAACTTACCTTTTGTAGTGTTATAGATGACGAGTATGCAAGATTCGATGTAATAGTAGAAACTATCGAAGATATCGATAATCCCGAATTTATACAGTTAGCTAAAGAAAATAGAGCACATCAATTGAGTGTGCAAGCATACGAAGCTGCATTCCACGAATGGTATGATGGTGCTCGTAAAGCTAGTCAAAAACCCAAACAAATTAGTCACAAAGTAGACCCAGACACAATTGACGAAAAAAGTCTTGTGTTTAGATTAATGACATTTGATCATGTACCACTAGAGCCTGGTAGAAAAAGCAAGCCTAAAACTGTAGCAGATCATCACAGCAAATGTAACTTCCCTCCATTCAAGCACTATGCATATGTAAATGGTGAACTCAAAGAATGTGTTAGAAGTCATTGGGAAGGTGGATTTGATAACGGAAAGTTTAATACACAGCATGGCAAGATCACAAACAATCTAGCAAAGATGTATATTAAACTGTGTGAACGTTACAGTATGCGCAGTAACTGGCGTGGCTATACATATGTAGATGAAATGCGCAGTCATGCACTGCTACAACTAAGTCAAATTGGACTACAGTTCAATGAACTTAAAAGTCAAAACCCATTTGCTTACTACACAGCCGCAGTTACCAACAGTTTTACAAGAGTGTTGAACTTGGAAAAGCGTAATCAAAACATTAGAGATGACCTACTACAACAAAATGGACAAATGCCCAGTTGGACACGCCAAATCGAACACGAAATGGCAGAACGTGCCAAGTGGGACGAACAAGCCGACAAAGAACGCAAAGAACACGGCTTCAACATATAGGTTGACATCCTCAATTATCGACAGTAGTATAAGAGAAGTTATAACTTCTTTGAACGGAGACCCATGACATTCTTTAATAGAGCCGCATGTTTCACAGACATACATTTTGGCAACAAAAACAACAGCAAACAACACAATCGAGATTGTGCTGACTTTGTAGATTGGTTCATTGAACAAAGCGAAGATTGCGAAACTTGCATCTTTCTTGGAGATTGGCATCATCACAGATCAAGTGTAAACGTTAGCACACTCAATCACAGTGTAGAAAATGTAGGCAAAGTCAGTCGTGCATTCAAACATGTGTATATGATCATGGGTAATCATGATCTATACTATCGTGAGAAACGTGATATGAACAGTTTACCATATGCAGGATTGTTTGATAATGTTACACTAGTTGAAGATATGTTAGTGCAAGATGACGTTGCACTTGTGCCTTGGTTAGTAGGAGATGAATGGAAAAATTTACAAAAGACCAAGTGTAGATATATGTTTGGTCATTTTGAACTTCCGTTCTTTAAAATGAATGCTATGGTAGAAATGCCAGATCACGGTAGTCTAAATGCAGAACATCTACAAGGTCCAGAGTATGTGTTTAGTGGACACTTTCACAAACGTCAAGCCAAAGGCAATGTACATTACTTAGGTAGTCCGTTTGGTCACAACTATGCAGACACATGGGACGACGATAGAGGCATGATGAAGTTAGAATGGAATGGTGTTCCAGAGTATATTGATTACCCTGGACCACGCTACAGAACTGTGCCTCTGAGTAGACTAATAGATGAACCTGAAAAGATTCTAAATGAACACACATATTGTCGTGCTACATTGGATATCAATATCAGTTACGAAGAAGCAAGTTTTATTAAAGAAACTTTCAGCCAACAGTACAACGTTAGAGAAATAGCGTTGATCCCTAGCAAAAAGGAAGAGCATGCACAGGATTGGAAAGTTGTAGACGATATCGAGGTTGAGAATGTAGACCAGATAGTGTACAATAGTTTAAACGCTGTAGACAGCGAAATGATAAACAAAAAGATCCTTGTAGACATTTATAATTCCCTATGATTACACTTAACAATATTACCGTAAAGAATTTTATGAGTGTTGGTAATGTAACGCAGTCTGTGCGTTTTACTGACAATGGCTTAACACTAGTGTTGGGCAATAACTTAGACTTAGGAGGAGATGGTAGTCGTAATGGCACAGGCAAGACCACTATCATCAATGCACTGAGTTATGCTGTATATGGAAACGCACTCACTAACATACGCAAGGATAACCTTGTAAACAAAACAAACAGCAAAAGTATGCTGGTTACACTGGATTTTGAAGTAGAAGGCACAAAATATCGCATTGAAAGAGGTCGTAAGCCCAATGTGCTTAAATACTATGTCAACGAACAGAACGTTGACGAAGACGAAGCACAAGGTGAGAATCGTCAAACTCAAGCACAAATAGAAAAACTGTTTGGTATGAGTCATGACATGTTCAAGCACATTGTTGCACTTAACACATACACAGAGCCTTTCCTCAGTATGAGGGCAAATGATCAAAGAGCGATCATCGAGCAATTACTGGGCATAACAATGCTTAGTGAAAAAGCAGAGGCACTAAAAGAACAGCAAAGGCTGACCAAAGATGCAATCAAGCAAGAAGAATATCGAATTAACGCAGTTGAAGAAGCAAATGCCAGAATTGAAAAAAGTATTGGTGATCTGGAACGACGGCAAAAAATATGGCGAGATAAACAAACGTCTGATGTCGAAAGTATCCAACAGCAAGTCAACACACTCGAAAAGATAGACATACAAACAGAGCTTAACAATCATGCTCTACTAAATGATTACCTCGACAAGAAAACACAAGTAAACACATTAGAAGCAGAAATTGCAAAGCTAGTAAACAGTATTACTAGAGAACAAAAGCGTTTAGAAAAAGCACAAAAAGATCTGTTAGCAACCGAACAACATCAATGTTATGCATGCGGGCAAAGTATCCACGATACACAGCACGAAGAGATTCTTGCGACAAAACAAGAAGCAGTAAAAGAATCTCAACAGCATATTGACGATGATACAAATCTCAAAGTAGAATACGAGGATGCACTAGTACAACTAGGAGAACTTGGACAAATTCCAGTTACACACTATAACACACTACAAGAAGCACTAGAGCATCAAAACACTGTTAATAATCTAAACACAGAAGCAAAACGTATTGCTAACGAAACTGACATGTATCAAGAACAAGTTGATGCACTAAAAGAAACTGGACTACAAGAAGTTGATTGGAATAATATGAATGATCTAACAGTAATGAAAGATCATCAGGATTTCTTGTACAAACTGTTAACAAACAAAGATAGTTTTATTCGCAAACGTATTATTGAACAAAACTTGCAGTATCTAAACAGCAGACTTGCTTACTATTTGACTAAACTAGGATTACCACATGAGGTGCAGTTCCAACCTGATCTTACAGTTGAAATCACAGAGCTAGGCAGAGAACTAGACTTTGATAACTTGAGCAGAGGCGAACGCAATAGACTTATACTTGGTCTTAGCTGGGCGTTTAGAGATGTGTTTGAAAGCATGAACACACCTATAAATTTCCTTGCTATCGACGAACTCATTGACAGTGGCATGGATACAAATGGTGTGGATGCAGCACTAAGTGTTCTCAAAAAGATCGAACGTGAACGCAACAAAAATATCTTCCTAATCTCACACAGAGATGAACTAGTAGGTCGTGTAAACACAATACTACAAGTTATCAAAGAAGGGGGCTTTACTACGTTTAGCACAGATACAGAGTTTGTAGATGCTGAATAATCCTAAGATATTTGAAAGCCCAGACGGTGGCAAAACAATATATCAAAGAGACTTTGGTTCTAGCATCAGAGAAAAAATATTACATCCTCAAGAATTACTAACAAAAAAGATATTACCTATAGACGTATTCTATAAACTATTTGGAAAGCAAAATGAATCCTAAGGACGAATATGATTACAATATAACTGATATCAACATAAACAGTTTCAACAACAAAGCTGACAAAGGCGATGATGATTTTGAAGATTGGCTTGTTACTGCACCTTTGATAAGAATAGATGCCTCAGATCAAGTTAGTGTTCGACCGTGTACCAGTACCTACAACAAATCTTTCAAGTATATCAATGTAAAATCACTCAAATACACTATGCCAATAGACATGCTTTATAAATGGTATCCTGAACAAATGAAAGAGTTAGAAAACGATGACGAAGTTCCTTTTTGATGTAGACGGTACATTAACTGATCCAAGAAAACAAATAGATCCCAAGTTTGAACAAGTGATGCTGGAGTTTGTAAACAATCATCAATGTGTAATTGTAACAGGCAGTGACAGACCAAAAACTGTAGAACAGATTGGTTTAAAGCTCACTAATGCATTTGAAAGGGTATATCATTGTAGCGGCAATCATGTGTTTATCGGAGATCGAGAACACCATAAAAATCCATGGACACTCACTCAACAACAATATGACTTTTTACAACAACAAGTAGACAGTATAGATTATCCAGAGAAAACTGGTAACCATATTGAACAAAGAACTGGTACTGCAAATTTTAGTATTGTAGGAAGAAATGCAGACTGGGATCAACGTACTAGATATGCTGAATGGGAACAACACCATCACGGAAGACAGTTGGTGTCATTGGCGTTCAATGAAATGTTTGATGATGCTGTAGCACAAGTAGCAGGAGAAACCAGTATAGATATCTTCCCCATTGATTGTGATAAAAGTCAAGTACTAAAACACTATACAGACACAAGAACAATCTTCTTTGGAGACAATTGTTACCCAGGCGGTAATGATTATAGTGCGGCACAAGCCAGTACACATTTTCATCAAATTGACCGAGGATATCAACAAACTTGGGAAATCTTAAAAAAGAGGTATATTTAGGTTGACATTAGCTAAGTTCGGCATATATACTAGTTACTATATACTAACATGCAATGGACTTATCAAGGCAAACTTATTGAACAAATACCAGAGGAATACGTAGGTTTCGTATATCTCATTACCAACACCACGAATGGCAAAAAGTACATTGGCAAAAAACTGGCACAATTTAAAGTAACTAAAAAACCCCTCAAAGGCAAAAAGAACAAGAGACGATCAACTAAAGAAAGTGACTGGCGTACCTATTGGGGCAGCAGTGACAAGTTGAACGCAGATATAGAAGAATTAGGCCCAGAGAACTTTACAAGAGAAATACTTTACTTCTGCACAGGCAGGGGTGAAATGAGTTACTTAGAAGCTCGTGAACAGTTCGATCGTAAAGTGCTAGAAACAGATGAATATTACAACGGCATCATAAACGTCCGTGTAGGCGGATCCAAGGCACTTGTAGAATCCCTTAATAGACACCAGTCATAACATACCCTCTTTACAAAAAGCATTGAGAAGTCGCCATTGGTTTGGTTAGACAACGGAACTTGCTGAGGGAAACAAACCAAAAGAGTGGGCTCTACTGTGCCATTGTAACCCACGGATATCCAGTAATGTTGACGTTATAGCATTTGGAGTTTCTGCGTCTTAAGCAGTGAGTAAAGGGGTAGCGCAAGACCGCCTCTGCCTAAATTAGGTTTCACTATAACGGAGCGATCTGGAGCGGGGTAATGACCTTTAGCTTTTTTTTTGCACTTGGCTGTAACAAGCTAAGTGCGACTGAAAACAGGGTAATAACTAATCATAATAAAAATTATATCTAAGAAAGAAATATCATACGAAATGAAATGAGTATGACGATGAGCTTTAGCTCTTCGAAGAAACATTAAAATGTTTGTCTATTCTTTCCTTTTGCTTGTTCTATCATCTGCTTTTCCCTTTCGTTCTTTTCAATTAGTGCTTCTTCGATCTCTTTGATGTAATGCATTGGCATTTTGTATAATTCTTGAAGTGTAAAACTTCCTTGCGAATATATCACAATGCTGTTGGCTTGACTTCTCAATCTCTTTTGTGCATTTTCGTATCGTTGGATAATTTCTTCAACTTTGCTAGCGTCACCTATGCTTGCTAGGATATATTTCTGAAAAAAAAAGCTGGGTTAAATTCTATAGCACCTTCAAAATCTTTTAAGCATTCTTCATGACTACAAGTAAAATTAAATGTTTTGTTTAGTCCATTGTTGTTCAATGCTTTTGCTTTCTCTTCGATTTTTGTAATCACATGACGTTTGGCATTGTTGATATATTCGATGATGTGTTGCATGTCTTTAACTTGTGTTCCGTCAGGTGTTGTTACACAAACAATAGCGTCGGCAATCAACGCAATATTTGCGGCGCTTACTATAGATAAGTTATTTTGATATTCTTCACTGTGTATAAGTTTATCTTGATCAGATGAATTGTGTAACTGTCTCAGCAAACTTGTACTTTGTATATTTTTAATATGAAATGTATTAAGTGCGGCTACTGTATTAGGTCTTAGTTCAAAAACCAAACCGTCTATTTCAAATATGTTGTCTTGCCCAATTAATCTAACTTTGCTTAAAATACTAGGCAAGTCTATTTCATACATGTTTGGTTCGTCGCAGTGTGTGCAAAAACTTTCCACACTCATTTTTTTGTCATAAGTTGCTGCTCTACTGGCTAGCAGTATCACATCAAAGTCTGGTAAACTGAGTTCGTAAGGATCTGCGATGTCAGGAACAATACTGGATATTAGTTTAAACAAACTTTCTCCGTTGTACAAGCTGTCAGGTATACTCAGTAGTATTTCATCTTGTAGTGTCATTGGCATAATACCAATCTCGCCATCTTCGGTGAGTTTAGGCTTGTTAGATAGCCATTTGCCTTGAGTTGGCAGTCTGACATAGATTTCTTTTTGTCTAAAGTGATTAGCTAGTGGATTGTTCATTTTTCGCCTATAAATAACTGTGTATAAAAGTATTTATCTAAATTAAGTGAGCAGTTAATGGCAAGCATATATTTTCAATTTGGTGGACAGCGTGTTGAAGTCAACGCTAGTGAACTTGCCAGTGAAAGCACACTCAATGAATTATTAGGTGCACAAAAATCACTTAATGCTGCACTAGGTGCAGTCAAAGAAGAAGGCAATCAAAGTAATAATATACTATCTGGAATACGCAGAGGCATACAAGAAGGCAATAAAAACAACGAAAAAGACAATATAACATTGATGAGACAAATGCGTCAGGGTGCTGGAAATATAGGCAATCAAGCTATAAAATCTTCTCAAAGTGCAACTACATTCAACAGCGCACTCAGTGGATTCTTTTCAGGACTTGGATCTAGTGTTATTGCAACTGCGTTTGGAATGGCTAACCAAGCTGCTATTGATCTAGGTGAAAGTTTCAGATTTGCAAGTAGATTTGGATTAGACTTTGGAAATAATTTTTTAGATGTTAACAAGAGACTTGCAGGTGTTGGTTTAGACTTTACAGAATTTAGTAAAATTATTGCAACCAACCAAGCTGCAATCAGAAGTCTTAGCGATAGCACACAATCCGGCAGTATGGAATTTTTAAAATTAAACGAACAGTTTAGAAAAGGTGCTATAGCCGCTGGCGGATTTAGTATGACCAGTGCAGAGATGTCAGAGTACTTGGGAGAAGAGTTACAGATTAGACGTGATAGCATGAATCAAGAACAGTTTAGAAATGCAACAACAGAACAATTTTCTGCTGCTATGTTAGAAAATCTAAAACAACAACAGGCTATGGCTAAAGTAACAGGACAAGATGTAAGAGAACGAATTAAAGCACAGATGGAAGCCAAGAAAAGTGTAATTGCACAGAGCTTTCTCAGCGAACAAAGCGACGATACTCGTAAAAAATTCGAAGCAATGACAGGAGCACTCAGTCAATTGCCGGGAGGTAAAGCACTGGGTGAAGCTATTATCAATGGCATTGCTACTGACTTGCCTGCTAATGCTTTTGCTCCTGAATTGATTGCACGTCTAGGCGGCGGCGCAGAGGAATTAATTAATTTTATCAATCAAGGATTTGCCAATGGCGGTGATTTAGATATGTCAACACTACAGTCGATGGTACAAAATGTTGCCTCAGATGTAGGACAAAGCGGTAATGTACTGAGAACACAAGCTGCACTTGGAGACAGTG